GGGCTGCTTCATCTGATCAGTGTAAGGAGTAATCATATGGCTATATATCGACAACCACGTAATGGTAAAGACTTCTGGCGTACTAGTTCCTACAGATTTACTGTAGCATCTAAAGATGATGCAAGTCTTATTGATCTCAGAACTAATATCGTTAAACATAATGCATCAGTCAGAAGTCGTGCAAGAACTTATCAAACTCTTACCGAATACGATAAGCTCTATACAGTGCGCCTTATGGCGCGTGGTCCACGAAGATGGCATACCAAATACAAAGGTCCTTTGATTCGATACTTCAAAGGTCAGTACATGGTTCCACAAAGTCAAAAGATGTTACATGGTAATGCAGACTCTAACTTAAATCATAGATTCGCTGAAGAATTCGATGTATATGTACACAGATCTCGAGAAATGGAAGATGCTCTTCAACATGAAATCGATACCGGTCAAACTCCTGGTGTTCAAAATAAAATTAAAGATCTTAAGAATAAAATATGGAAACTTGAATGGCAAGCTAAAAATGATAAACTAGCCGGCTACGGATCTAACTAATGCATGACGATAGTGCAAGTCCCTTTTGGGAATTTATAGGTATCGGTCTAGCCGTTATCATGCTCATCCGTACTATTATATACTGGTGGTCATATCGAGAATAACTTATACAGACCTGAGTATGTCTTTAAACTGCTCATCCTTTCAACAACTAAAGAGTAAATACAATGAGCTTATCTAAATTATATGCTGATATGAAATCTAAATGCGAAAGTTACGCCGAAGATTCACATGATACTTTAACAGCACTTATCAGTGATGAAATCGATAATCAATCTAACAATCTTAGTCATGATATATTTCATGAAGTTCTTCAAGAAAACGAAGATTTCAAAGATAAACTTTCTAAAATTGATCTTAATACTATTATTGCAGGCAACGGCGAATATGATGATCTTGACGATATGATCGAACATCTATTCAAAGATCCTGTTAGATCTACATATATGATGTACTAATGGAATATAAATATAAACTAATTCTCGATGAACAAGATCGCGATATGCTTCTTGATCTAATCGAACATCGTATATACTTACTTAAACATCAAGATGATCGACCTCACACAGAAATTCAAAAAGAAGTCGACATCTTACAATCTATAGGAGATCGTTTAGTATGACAGTTCCTAGATTTATCCTCGGCATAGCCTTAGGCATTGCCTTAGTTTTAATCATTGAAAATGTAAAGGTTGTAATAATATGAGTATGACAAGACAAAACTTCGAAGCTCTTGCAGAAATGTGTGCTGACGATGCTAACGAAGATTTACTTTGCGATGCTACAATAGATTTACTTGTAGCATTCTGTAAATCTCAAAACCGTAAATTTGATTCTATAAGATTTCACAATAGAATTGCTAGTCTCAAAGCTACTTATCAAATGCGAAAACGTTTAGCTATGAAAGGTATCAACAAAGAATGGCTTGACTCACATGTTGAGGTAATAGTATGATTGCTAAAACTACACAGTCTCAATACAGACCTGCTATATCTTCTTCAGGCTTCGTTCTTAAAGCATGGGAAAGATACTCGCATAAAAAAGTAGCTCTCATGATTTCTCAAATCGAATCTGCTGAAGAATGGTCTGATGGTGTTCTTCGTGTTGTTATGCAATCAAGTTCACCTCATTATATCTACGGTCAAATCTCTGATGTATTTACAGGTATAAAGAAATGATTAAGCTATTTCACTTCGATGTTTCCGAAAGATCTAAAGTCGATAACAAAGTTCGAGCGTTTGCTAAAGCTACTTCACTCGATCTCGGCTTAGCTACTAAAGATGAAATCAAAGCTAAACAAAAAGTTAATGGCACTCACTGGGTTCCATTAGGTTCATTCAAAAATAAAAAAGATGCTTACGACTATATTCAAATAGTTCGTGATAATCAAAAAGTTTTGCGATAAGAGTCAAGGCCTCCTACTCGGTAGTGACGAGAATAAATATTTACGACTTCTCTTGACAGGTTCCTTGAGCTTACTCGGCCTGGTAAGATCGCAAAAATAAGCCTAGAGCGTACACAATTAAGTGATACCTCTAGGCTTTTTTAAAATTCGAACCCACATCCGTTAACCACCGTCATCCGCTCAGTTCTGCAATTTTCTTCTGCAGTTCTTCTTCCGATAACTCTGACGTATCTAACGATAAATTCGTTTGATCTATACGTTGCAACTTAGGTTGCTCGTACTCTGCTAGTGCCATTGCAAGACGTTCAATAGTTTCTTGATCTTCTATTTGCATTGCTTTAACTAACTGTACTTTAAGTATATCAACGGCCGATGGCATATCAGCAATAACTTCCTCTTTAATTTTTTTAAACTCAGAGGCTGACAGTCTCATAGCTTCTCGTAGTGCTTTATTTTCTCGGCGTTTCTCTGCGCCAATCGCTTGCATCTCACGAGCTCTCTCAGAATCTATAACTGGTCGGAGCTGCGCCAACGAATTTGGGTGCTTACCATTATTTTCATAACCCATAACAACCTCCATAAATGTCTTTTAGGGGACATTTAATTCTTAATTTAAATTCCCTCGCTGTCGCTCGGAAATTTTTAAAATAATAATTAATCTATGAGTATACTATGAAACTTACAATAAAATTATTTGAAGACCAATTAAAATATAAAGTAAATCCGATTGCAAAAACGCTTGAAGATCCTAAGTATAGATCTAAAGTTGTACCGGATAAGAAAAAATATAACCGAAAGAAAACTATTAAAAGAAAGGAATAGTATGGCTAAAGTAACAGCATCAACTATATTACATGAAGCAGCTCAGCTGAAAGAAAGAAAACAATCTGATTATCAAGGTGAAATGTTTAGTGAAGAAGATTACTTTCCGTTTGGTAATAAATCTTATATACATATGATACATACTAAGTATCTACGTATGAGAAGCCTTGCTGAAACTGAAAATAAAAAGATTAACTTTGAATCATTAGAAGATACACTAATAGATATGTCAGTTTACTGTGCAATGTTTGCTGCGTATTTAGAAAATAAAAAGTTAGAAAAAGATACAGTAAAGAGGTCTGGCTAATGCAAATATATAACGATAAATATCTAAAAACTGCAGAAGAAATACTAACATTTGGTCATCAAAGAATGACAAGAAGTGGTGTAGTAAGATCTCTACCATTCAAAGATTTAGAATTTGATATGCGTGATGGTTACTTTCCGCTTCTAACATCGCGTAAGATACATTATGACGGTGTGTTCGGTGAGTACGCTGCAATGATTAGAGGACCTAAGAATATAAAAGACTTTCAAAAATGGGGGTGTAATTATTGGAATGACTTCGGAGATCCTGATACTGGTGATATACGCCTTGATTACGGTAATAGTTGGATTGATTATAATGGCGTTAATCAAATAGATGAACTCATACATAACTTAAGAGTAGATCCATATGGCAGACGACATATTATTAATTCATGGAAACCTGATAATCTAAAGAACTTATCATTACCATGTTGCCATATTATGTATCAGTTTTATGTAGATCAAGATAATCATAACGGTATTGGTGAACGTACTTTATCAATGATGATGTATCAAAGATCAGGTGATTGGATGCTAGGCGTACCTAGTGATATGGTATTTGGTGCAACTATGCTAGCATGTGTAGCTAACATGATTAATGCTAAAGCAGGTACATTGAAAGTAGTAATTGCTGATGCACATATTTATGAAGAACATTTTAATACTGCATGGTATCAAATAAACAATGGATATATACATATAGATCCTACATATAATTTACAACCACAACTTAATATGTATGAGTTTCAACCTAAACATATAGAAATACATAACTATGAACATAAAGGAAGTATAGATTATGAACTTAAATCGTAATGCAAATTACACAGATTGGTATGATGATATTAGAATCATGCATAGAAAATTTGGTGCTAAACAATGGGTTACACGCCAATTCGAAGCAAGAAATTTTAAATTATTAAATGATTTCTTAGCATTTAGATTAGACTTCTTAGAAGAAGAGTTTGAAGAAACTCAAGAAGCATTCTTAAAGAAAGATCATGTTGAAGTAGTTGATGGTTTAATTGATCTTATTGTTATTGCAATAGGTACATTAGAATTATTTAACTGTGATGCTGATAGAGTATGGAAAGAAATACATAAATCTAATATGGCTAAAGAACCTGGAGCAAATAAATCCAGGAAGAATCCATTTGGTTTACCAGATATGGTTAAACCTGAAGGATGGAAAGGACCTGAAATATTAAAGTATGATTGTGGTATACTTGCTGATATATTTGAATCAGAAAAAGAACGCATTCAAACATTAAGAGAAAAGCGCGATTTAAATAACGAGCTTAAAAATAATATAGCAAATTCACAATATGAATAAGGAGTATAAATATGAGTGACGATTTACAAAAGCACAATGTTGCTGAAGGAAAACCTGTAACAATTGATGATATTAGATTAGCAATTGTTGGTGATAAAGATAAACTATTACTAATAAATGTTTTTGATAATTTAATCGGTGAAAATAATAAACTTAAAGCTGAGCTTGATGCCAGCAGAAAGGTTAAAGATGAGGCTAACGTTTGATATAGAAACTGACGGTCTTGATGCGACTAAGATATGGTGTCTAGTAATACAAAACCTAGACACTAATCGCATTATGAAATACACTAATGAATCAGATAAATATGATGGACCTATTGAAATGGGCCTATCATTATTACAAAATGCAAAGTTACTTGTAGCACATAACGGTATAGGTTTTGATGCATTAATAATTAAACAATTATATAATATTGATTTGTATGATGGAGATAGATTCTTCGATACATGGATAGCATCTCAAGTATTAAATTACAGACGACCACATAAACATGGGTTAGCTGGATGGGGTGAGTGGCTTAAGTATCATAAAGGTAACTACGATGATTGGTCACACTTCTCTGATACAATGATGGAATATTGTGTAAGAGATGTTAAACTAAACTCTATAATATATAGACATCTTTCAATAGAACTAAAGAATCTAGCAGAAAAGAATCCATTAATACGTAAAGGTTTACGAAATGAAATGGCTGCTGCAAAGTTTGATGCAGAATGTAGGTATACTGGCTGGGCTTTCAATATAAATAAAGCTAACTTATTGCTAGATAGCATTGAAACAAACATGCATCACATTGAAAAGATTATTGAACCTAAACTACCACCAGTTACTAAGTTAATTGATAAGCAACCTAAGACAGCTAAGTATACTAAGAAAGGTTACTATACTGCAGCTACTGCACGTATGCTAAGTGAATATCTTAACATGGATATTAAACCTGAAGATACACGCAGATGGCCTGCAAATAAAGAGTTTCAAAGAAAAGAAACTAAGAAGGCTAACATGGGTAACCTAGCACAAGTTAAAGAATATTTATACTCAATCGGATGGCAACCTGATGATTGGAAAATGGAAAGAATAGGTAGAGAATTTGTTAAGAAAACACCTAAGCTTACTAAAACTTCTTTAGAAAAACTTGGTAACGAAGGTATAATGATTGATCAATGGACTACATTTAGATCACGTAAAGGTGTTGTTGAAGGCTGTCTTAATAACTTAAAAGATAATAGATTGCATGGTAAACTATGGATTGTAGGTACTCCTACATTCAGATGTCGTCATGAAGTTATTGCTAATCTTCCAGCAGCTGATGCTACACTTGGTAAATCAATTAGAGAATTACTAGTAGCTGAACCTGGTAGAAAGATTGTAGGCGCTGATTCTAGTGGTAATCAATTCAGATCTCTTGCACATTATGTTAAAGATAAAAGTCTTACAAATCAAATACTTAGTGGTGATATACATCAGTATAACGCAGACATTATTAAGACTGATAGACGTACTGCAAAGACCTGGATCTATGCATTTCTATTTGGTGCTGGTGCTACTAAGCTTGGTAAAGTACTTACAGGTAAGGGTAATCTAAATGCTGGTAAAGAATCTATCGAAAGATATGGTGATGCTATACCTGGTTTGAAAGCATTGAAAGATAGATTAACTTCTATATGGAATGTAACAGATTGTCATAGCTCTAGTGTTGAAGGTTATGTACCTGGTCTTGATGGTCGTAAAGTTTTTGTACCACAAGATTATCAAACTCTTAATTACTTATTACAAAGTTGTGAAGCTATCACTACTAAAGCTGCATTACATTATCAGATGCGAAAGATTAAGGAAGAAAAACTTAATGCTGATCCTAGACTTTATTATCATGACGAAGTAGCATGGTCAGTAGCAGAAGAAGATGCTGAGAGAGTATTAGAAATACTTACAGAATCATTTGCCGAAGGTCCTAAAGAAATGGGCGTAGATATTATGGCAGGTGAAGGTACAATAGGTAATAACTATGCAGAGGTACACTAATGATTGTAGATATTAATGTAACAAAAGACTTTGTTAATCAAAGAGATGCTCGTGCTGAGAAGTATAATCCACGAGGACGTTCACTAGAACAATTAAAACTTGATATTGAATGTGAAATATTTGAATGGCACATGATTGATAGAGGTACATGGAAAGACCATGATGCTTGGCAAGTCGATGGTGTTGATCAATTATATGGTAATGTTGATGTTAAGTTTATTAAAACCTGGTACAATATACCATGTAATAAAATGGTTTACTTACTAAAGCAAAGAGATATAACTAATGCTTTTATATTTTGTGAATGGAAAGATAGACCACAAAGATTATTAGAAGTAATGGATACTGTTAAGGTAAATACTCTTGGTGTACTAGAATACTGGGAGTTAGTCGATTTAATTAAACCTTCTAAGTTTAACGGATTTTACGCAGATATTCGTAAACATTTAGAAAGAAAGGACAAAGATGAAAAATAAATTTATGTTTGTAGATACTGATTCTATATTCTTTAAGGTTGCATATAAATCTAAGAATCAATCTGAACTAAGACGAAGCTACAATGCTTTCTGTAGAAACATGGAATTAGAAATAAGAAATAAACTAATCAATCCATTTGATGACACTGAAAAGCTAACAGTTTTATATGCAGTTAAAGGTAAAGGTAATTTCAGAAAAGATTTGAGTGCTGATTACAAATCTCAGCGTCCTGAATTAGATAAAAGTATTAAAGATAAACTGAATTACTTACACAAATATTCAGTAACTAAAGGTGCTATTCAAGCTGATGGCATGGAAGCTGATGATCTAGTTTCTATATGGGCTTATGAAGCGCTAGATAGAAAAGATGAGTACGTAATTTGTGGTATTGATAAAGACTTATTACAAATACCTGGTCATCATTACAACTACGGTAAAGATACTTGGCAGCTTATCAATGAAGAAGAAGCTTTACATAATCTATATCTTCAATGCTTAACTGGTGATAACATAGATAATATACCAGGTCTTAAAGGTATTGGCCCTAAGAAAGCCGCAAAGATATTATCTGGCGTACCACTATCAAGACAATGGAATAAGATTAAACAAACCTGGAGAGAGCATGAAAGATCTCAGCAGGAGTTAACGCTTAGCCATAGACTTCTAAGCATGCTTAAATCATGGAGTGAATATGAAGATCTTAGAACACACATTCAAAATAAAACCCCTATCAGCAAACCAAATGACGTACAGGAACAAAGCGATAAAGCAAATCAAGTACGTTAATTATCAGAATGAATTAAGAGATGAACTCAAAGGAGTTAAGTGGCCATTCGAACCGGCACAACTCCTAGAGTTTGAAATTATTGCTGGAGTATCTAACAAAGCAGCTGACTTAGATAATATAGTTAAGCCTTTGTTAGATACTTATCAAGGTATCTTTGAAGAATTTAATGACAATAAAGTTTATCATATAAAATTATATAAACAATTAACAAATAAAGGTGATGAGTATTTATACGTAAAAATAGAAAGGTATATAAATGCTTTACCATTAACTGTAGTAAACAACAAAGAGTTGTTAGAAAGGACAGTACGAAGTGGGAAATTATAAACAAACATCGTGCCCAGAATGTGATTCATCAGATGCATTTACGATCTATGACGATGGCGCATACTGTTTTTCATGTCAATATTCAACTAAGAAAGTAAACAATATGAATGAGTTAGAACCTGTTGCTAAACCTAATAATAGCACAACACTTAATGAAATCCATGAGTTAAATAGTTTTGCAATTACTTCTCGTGGTATAAGTAAACAAGTAGTAGATCACTTCGGAATTAAGATGGCTGTAAATCCTGATGGTTCTGGTGGCTCACACTTTTATCCGTATACAAATAACGGTAAGCTTGCTGCTTATAAAGAACGTAAATTACCTAAAAGTTTTATAGCTCACGGTAATTTTAATGACGCCGAATTGTTTGGTCAATCAGTTTCTAGTGGTGGTAAGTCACTTGTAATAACTGAAGGCGAGCTAGATGCATGTGCAGTGGCACAAAGTTTCCTAGATAAATACAATAGAATATTTCCTGTAGTATCTATACCTAGTGCTACAGGTTGTAAAGTAGTACTAGCACAACGAGAATGGATTAGAAGATTTGAAACTGTAATACTATTCTTTGATCAAGATGAAGCTGGTAAAGCAGCAACACAGAAAGTAGCTAAGATAATTGGTGCTGGTAAAGTTAAAGTTGCTAAGCTACTAGAGAAAGATCCATGCGAACAACTACTTAAGCATGGTTCAGCTAGCTTACTACAAAGCTACTGGGATGCAGAGACTTGGTCACCCGCTGGTTTAGTAATGGGTGAAGCTATATGGGAACAGTTTCAACAACGACAAAAGACTAAGTCAAGACCTTATCCTAATTGTTTAGCAGGACTAAATGAAAAGCTTAAAGGTATTAGACAAGGTGAAATTACTTTGTTTACTAGTGGCACTGGCTCTGGTAAATCTACAATTGTTAAAGAAATTATACTTGATTTGCTTGAAGAAAAGACAGATGCTAATGGAGTAGTAGAAGAGTCTAA